GTAACTAGCTTTGACTCCCAAATTGCGAAAATGCTCATAAAACACTCTAATCACTGGCATGTGTTGGTTACTGGTAATCCCATGTAGATTACCCCATACTCTTGTCGATTTATCAAAACCTTTAGCCATAGTAGCTAGTGACCATCCCATTTTAGTTAGGACTCTTGGTACACTAGGTACAAGCATAAAAGTATGTGACCCATCATCTTTTATTATTGGCATAAAGAATGAGGAACAATATGACGGATTCTTATTTCTCGCCATCTTTGGTTTGAGACCTATAGAAAAGATTAATTTCTCAGCAAATGCTGCCCAGCTATCATAAAATTCAGGTTCAATGGATATTGCTAAGAGATTGTCATCCCCTAAACCCATCATTCTGAAATCCATGATTTTGCCGTGTTTCTGATCTCTATGTTTTTCGTTCCATTCCATTATGGCATAATAGTGTGCTTTAAAATTGACAATTGTATTACCTGGACTAGTGTGTTGACTTCCAGACTTCCTAGTAGCAGGATTGGAGTACGTATAAAATGAACCTTTACCATGCGTCATTTTTTCACGGTCGAGCGTTAAACGAATATTAGCCTTTGTGCGTAAGTCTAAAGTTGATTTATTCAAAATTAAATCATAAACTTCGTGTTCAGCTTGCATTGCTCCTTTGCCCTGGGTTGAGTCGAATGAAGAAAAATCATCCTCCATAATGATGTACTGTAGACCTGGCGACCCTTCTTTTTGGTACACACCATTGTACCATTCGCCAATATCTAATGCAGTAGCACCATACGAGTAATAAAATTGTTTACTTATACAGTTTTGTGACAAACACTTGCTCACTCCACTCATAAATCCACCTAAAAATAAACTACTATCCGTAGACAATAGACCTTGTATACCTCTAGGAGCTTTCGAAGCCAAACTACAATCAGCCGGTGGTACCTGGACTTCTCCTTTAATGAAGAATTGTCGCGTATGGTATTCATCTTTTGAAAAATTAGTTAATGGCA